ATTTTGGGTATAGAAGACCTTTCTCTAGTCAGTGATAAGACCTATCATCTAGGCGCTAAATTATGCTTACTTGATTTTGAACAAATGTTAGATGTAGTAAGCAGGGAAGGGCCGCATCTTTAAACGCTGAAACTACTACCGCATCCACAGGTGCTAGTTGCATTAGGATTATTAATTACAAATTGACTGCCTGTTAAATCATCTTTATAGTCTATATTAGCACCGGATAGATAGGTTAGGCTCATTGCATCCACGAGTAACCTAGCACCGTCTAATGCAACTTCAAAGTCATCATCTGCCTTGTCTTCGTCAAAGGTAAATCCATAACTAAATCCAGAACATCCACCACCTTGAACAAAAACACGTAAGTTAAGATTAGGGTCATTTTCTTCTTTAAGAAGTTCTGCTATCTTATTTTTAGCCGTATCTGAAATGTTGATCATTTAATTCCTCCTAACTAACAACTAATATATAATTATCCCTAGTTTTATGCTACAATAAATAATGTCCATAATAAGGAGATAATTATGTCTTATTCAGTTCAAGTAATTGATCATTATGAAAACCCCCGTAATGTAGGAAGTTTTGAAAAAGGCGATACCAGTGTAGGAACGGGCATGGTTGGGGCCCCGGCCTGCGGTGATGTAATGAAACTACAGATTAAAGTGAACGCAGATGGTATTATTGAAGACGCTCGTTTTAAGACTTATGGTTGCGGCAGTGCAATCGCTAGTAGTTCGTTGGTTACTGAATGGGTTAAAGGCAAGACTCTTGAAGAGGCTGGCCACATTAAGAATACGCACATCGCTCAAGAACTGGCTCTTCCGCCGGTAAAATCCATTGCTCTATATTAGCAGAGGACGCGATAAAGGCTGCGATCGACGATTACAAAAAGAAGCATGATTTGTAAAAGTTTCCTAATATAGAGTGTAAAGCCGTAAAATACCCCCTATAAAAGTTTATTAGATAAATAATTATAGGGGGCAATGTATGATAAAATGTGAAATATGTAATAAAGATTTTTTTCCTAAAAATGAAAAGAGACCTGCTCGAACCTGTTCTAAAGAATGCAAAAACAATCTAGCACGGAGGAACACAATAAAACAATTTAGCGATCCTGCTGCAAGAGAAGTTCAACGTCAAAAAAGTATTATACAAAAAAGAAATCCTTTATATCAGGAAAAATTAAAAAAAGCAATGGAAGAAAGAACAAGGCGCTGGAGTGAACAAGGGCATCCTAGAATCGGTCAAAAACAACCCGACGTTGCCAAAGAACGAATAGGACAGGCAAATAAAGGAAGGTTTAAGGGAAAATCTTGGGATGAGATTTACGGAAAAGAAGTTGCTAACAGAAGGAGGTTGGAAAATTCTATCTCAATGTCGAAAAACAATGAAACTTTATTGAAGGCGAAGAGGAGCAGTTTAGAAGAAAAAGTATTGCCATACCTTGTAGGGTATGAAAATAATATTAAGATTGGTTATTATAACGTTGATTTTATTAACAAAGAAAAAAAACATATAATAGAAATTCACGGAGATTATTGGCATTGTAACCCTAAGATTTATCCCGACGATTTTATTCATCCCTATTTTAAAATGACGGCTAAAGAAAGACGAAAATTAGATGAGCAAAGGAAATTATATTTAGAATCATTAGGATATATAGTTACTATAGTATGGGAAAGTGATTTAAATATGTTTATAGAGTCTTTAAAATGATCACATTAACTGAACGTGCAGCAGCGAAGGTAAAATTCAACCTTGAGCGGAGAGGGAAGGGTATAGGCATAAAAGTAGGAGTCAAGACCACAGGCTGTAGCGGACTTGCCTATGTGTTAGAATATGTGGACAATCCTGCTGTGACTCGTGATCAATTTGTCTATGAAAATCACGGTGTCAAAGTATATGTAGATGGCCGCAGCCTAGTTTACCTTAATGGTCTAGAAATGGATTGGGTAAAACAAGGTCTTAATGAAGGTTTCGAATTTACCAACCCAAATGAAAAAAATAAATGTGGGTGTGGAGAAAGTTTCAATGTATGAAACGAATAAGTCTCGTACAGCCTAATTATCAACAAGGACCTAAAGAATTTAATGCCTACTATTTGCCATATAGTGTAGGTGTTTTATGGTCCTATATACAACAATTTCCTAGTCTAAAAGAATCATATACTCTAAACCACATCATGTGGAGTAGAGAACCTATGCATCAGGCCGTTGAACGATTACGCAATGATGACATCGTAGCCTTTAGTGCCTATGTATGGAATAAGAACTATAACTACGAACTGGCGAGACAGTTAAAAGAAATAAATCCCAACATCTTAATAATATTCGGTGGTCCAGAAATGCCGCATACGAAAAAAGATGTGTTTGTTAAGTTACCGTTTATCGATCTAATAGTAAGGTCGGAAGGCGAAATAATATTTAAAGACCTACTCGAAGCCTTCTTGGTCGGAGCACCATTTGACACTATAAAAGGTCTAACTATAAATCAAAATGGTGAAGCAATTAATACACCAGATGCAGACAGAATACAGTCCTTAGAAGATTTACCGAGTCCTTACCTTACAGGTATATTTGATAAAGTCATGGCTGAAACTACTGGTGTTGAATGGAACATGACCATTGAAACGAATAGAGGTTGTCCATATGCCTGCACTTTCTGTGACTGGGGTAGTCTAACCTATAATAAGGTTAAAAAATTTAGCCTGGAAAAGGTATTTGCTGAACTAGAATGGGCAGGGAAGAACAAGTGCGGCTTTGTTACCTTTTGTGATGCTAACTTCGGTATGTTTGTTGAGAGAGATAATCTAATTGCTGATAAGTTATTAGAAGTACAGGCCAAATACGGGTACCCTTATAGTTTCAGCATGGCTTGGGCAAAGGATCAAAAGCCCGAAGTCTTTGATATAGTATTCAAGATAATAAAGAGTCCGAACTATAATCAAGGACTAACAGTTAGTGTACAAAGCATGGATCTTGATGTACTAGAGAACATTAAGCGTAAGAATCTTTCACAGCATAAGATAGACAAGATATTTGACATTTGTGCTAAAAATAATGTACCAGTATATACTGAGGTAATTTTAGGCTTACCAGGCGAAACTAAAGAAACCTGGAAGAAGAATTTATTTGATATATTTAGAGCAGGCAATCACACAGGTATAAACATCTTTCAGGCACAGTTATTAGAAAATGCCGAAATGAATCTTGTTCAGCGTAAACTATATAAAATTCAAAGTGTACCTGTCTATGATTATATGAGTGGTAGTTATATGGCAGGTGAAATAGCAGAATCTGTTGAAGTTGTAAAGTCTACTCAATCCATGCCTTTTGAAGATATGATGGAATGTCTAATCTTTAACTGGTTCATACAGACATTTCATATAAACGGATTAACCACATACATAGCAAGATTTTTAAACAAGTATAAAGATATAGCCTATGAAGACTTTTATGAAGAACTTTACCAGTTTGTCTGCAAGGATGAATGGTTTGCCAAAGAAGAATCTACTGTAACAAAACACTTTATAAAATGGTTCAACGAAGGTAGAATAGGTTATCCCAGTTTAGGTAAAGTTGAAATACATGGGTGGAATCTATTTCATAGTACAACATTAAAGTTATATCATGAGGACAAACTGGATCATATGTTCGGCCTGATAAAAGACTTTCTAGACAGCAAGAACTATATTGAAGAAGAACTACAATTGGAACTTTATAATTTTCAGCGTAATTATGTGATAGACTTTAGAGACCTTAAGAGTTATCCTAAGCAATATTCATTTGCAAACGATTTCGTGGGTTATTTGAATTTTAACGAAGACTTAGAAAAGCCATCGACATATAAATTTCTATATAACGATAGGGTAAACTTAACTTTCGAAAGTTTTTTAGAAAATATATATTTTGGTAGAAAGCGTAATTTTGGTAAGGCAGAAGTAGTAAGACTTACTTAAACATTATAAGGCTCATTATCACTGTCTGAGCAGCAAAGCCTAAACAAATAGTAGCAATGTATAAAAAGTTACGTTCGATTAGGCTTTTGAAAAAGAAAGTTATCAAACCACTCCATACAAATATCATAAGGTCAACAGGAGGCAATTTATCATTCTGTGCCATAAGAACTGCCAACAGAGTAGGAATACTAGCAAAGTGCAATAATACTATAGTCAGCCACCCTAATGTATGAGCACTAATTCTGCCGAAATGATTCTTTAAGAATTCCCATGTATGTGTAGGAATGTGTGCAATAAAATTGCCTACATTGCCGACTGCTCTTTCAACTTTACTTGTAGAAGATATGTCGTCCAATTTTGGCCACCTTTTCTCTTTTCCATCCTGGATTGATATAATCTGCATGAAAATACAGTGCATGGGTCAGGCTAGGCAATCTAAACCCTTCTAATAGCACTTTTTTTGCCACTTCCATACTTTCCTCGTAAACTTCAGGATGTTTTGGTTTAAAGTTTACGTTTCTATCACAAACCCAACTAAATTGACATAATACCTTATCGTAGAAGAAATTCTTTTGATAGATAACCTTACAAATATCGCCAGGGAAGAGTCCATCACTGTTAGCACGGTTAAGCGTGACCTGAGCCACCGCTACCTTGCCTTCAAATGGCTCTGAGCCTGCTTCATGATAGATATTTTTAGCAAGACAACCTAGTTGTCTTTCTCTCACTTCAGCAGTGATTTTATTAATTTCAACTGACTCTACTGTGCCTATTCTATGCTTAACCGCCCAGGTCAGCATATTCACACAAAAGTAAAGTCCTATAAACATCATAAGAACACCTAGAACTACAGAGACCCGTTTCTTGGTGCTCTTTCCTGTATGTTCCCTGTCTAGCGTAATTTCAGTCATTTCTGACCTCCTTTCTCGTTAGCGGTAAGAATAATTATACAGCAGATGTAATATTACACTGAAATGCGGTAAAAATCAATGGTTTTGAATAAATTTTATAGTTTTAATGAATAATCTCTAATATCTATAGCATAATTTTGGCAAATTCTAATTAGTTCGGATATTTCAGTTAGTCTCCAAACTTCTAAAAGTTCCAGGAAATGGTCAAGATTATCCGTAAATTGTTGTAGGTCCTGCATAAAAGGTATGTGTATAGGTCTTATATGCCTGTAGCCAAAAAAAGCCTTTTCATCATTTTGACTTATAAAATTAGATCTGATGTAATATTGTGGCAGGTTCAAATCTCCTGCATGTCTAGCCTGGTTGAATCCATCAGTGAAGAAAGTATCTAGGTATCGCATAGACATTAGATTAGCGGCCTTGTCACCTGCCACATAATGAAAATCTGCCCCTACTAGGTCTCCTGCTGTTTCTTCTGACCTCATATACCCGCTCAGTTCGCAAGATAATGGATAGTTTTTAAAATCTCCAGGATATAAAAGGCAATCGGGCCTTATGGCAAATGTATTAATATATCGAATACCGGTTTCTAGTTCATGCTGACGCTTTGTAACTCCTGCATGATATTCAAAATATGCCTGTCTAAAATATGCTTCCCCGAATTTATTCCATTCTAACCCTTTGTTTCCTTCTCCGTACAAAGCATAGTTTTCGTCTTTAACCACATTAATTTTAACAGTTTCATTTGCATCAAACAAGGATAATATTTCTTCTTTGGTTGTAGTTGTGGTTTCAGGATAACAAAAATACCAATCTATATCTTTTTTACAACTGTCTCGAATAACTCGAATATTATGCTCACATAGATATTTCCATGTACGCATCTGTCCCCTAAAAATAACTGCTATTTTATTCATAATCTGTAACTATAATCTAAATGTGATATGCTTACCTTATCGCAGTGATATTGTCTTTGTTCTACATTCATATTTTGCCATTCTTCCTGTAATTTATAGAGTTGAGAAACATCTAAATTTCCTTGCATAATTTGATAATATTCTACACTACTAGGTCGCAAGAATGGACCGCCGGGCGCACCAAAAGTTTTTTTTGGAAACGTTATATGATTTCTAAATAGATATTCGGCTATTTTATCAGGGTCGCCTATAACCATTTGATTGGGTATCCCATCTGTATAATAACTATCAAAATATCTGAAATTATGTATTGTACTTGCTCTAGAACCTGCCACATAAACTATGTCATTGGCTCTAAAACTATCTGTGTCTATATTATACACATTATCGCTAACTATTCCATGAAGGTCCTGGACCATATCATCGACTTCGGGAGGAGTTCCTGCTCTTAATAACAAATCAGGGCGAACAAATTGAGTGAAACTGTACCTTATATTGTTTTCAATCTCATACTTTCTTTTTTCTAATTCAAGAACATAATCATACCAAGCCATTCTCCAATAATTGGTACTAAAGTCCTGCCATTTTAAACAACCGGTGCTATTAGTTTCTATACCAAACGGCACAATTTCATTATGAGAAATAAGTTTTATACAAACTGCATTAACTCCATTAAAATCTTGCTGTAAAGATTCTAATGAAACCGTACCATTGTTTGTCATTAGTACATAAAAATCCGGATTATTGTAGTATTCTTGTAAAACAGCGATGGAATTATGTTTTAAGTAATTCCAGGTCCTTGCTGCCCCTCTTATAAAAACACAATTTTTTCTAGTGTATGCCATAAACCTTTAAACCTATTCTATAAGCAAGCCATACTAACCGAGAAGTTGGATATTGAAAACTATCCTGCTTTTTAGGTTCAGGAAAACAATTAGCATCTAAATATTCTAATGTAAGGGCACATGCTGCCCATTTAATAATAGACCTGGGGTTACCTATGGCCCATCCACGAGGGTGGTCCATATGGAGTTGGTTAAAAATTATTTCATCGCCACGAGGTTTTTCCCACGCTGTTAACGCAGTAGTAAACTGATCTATGTCACAATCATCCCATATAATACAAGCAGTTGTATATTTAGGAGTGTTAGTCCATAATATAGTTTTTCCGTTATCAAGTAGAGCGTATTCTATTTCTAATCCGCATCTAGTTACATTTTCGAATAAAGTTTTAGATCTAGTACAATCTGTCCATAATATTTCACTGTTGGGAATATTAATAAAATTATCTTTAAATCGTGTAGGGATAGCAATTAAATTCATTTGATTCCTATGCTCATATATCTAGTGAATGACCAGTTAGGGTATTTAAACTTCTTTTCCCCAAGAAACAAGTAATTTTGTAATTTATAAGTTTTCTTAAAATGAGTTAGACTTTTAAACTGACTATAGTGGTCGTCATGTATCATATTATTACCCTGAAGTGCAACACAGGTACCTTCAGGAATATTATCAAACCATGCCGTTGAGTCGAAATGCTCTGTGCTCGTATTAATAATTAGATCCGCAGGTTCATATAGCATTTTATTGCAGTCAGCAGTAAAGGCTTTAAATTTCCAATTCTGCCACACATAAAATTCGTTAATCATATCTGCTACTGATTCACACTCAGGGTTAACATCTATACTTTTAATTTTATTAATTTTTATATTATTTCTAGTGAGTAATAAAAAAGCCGTTACAGCATACCATCCGCCATAGATTGATATACTATCAATGCTTTCAAAGGATTTTTCTAACTGTTCAACAAGCCATAACTTGCTGCCGATTTGTCCGCTGCTAAATGCATCTTTATTAACAGTAATCATTTAATTAGTAGATTAGATTGCATAAAGTTATATAATTCTTCAGCATACAAGGTATGTGGTTCTATACCATGATGTCCGTATTTGGCTGAGGGATTATCGTGACCTAAGTTTTTGTATTTCCAATAAAAGCACTGTTCGTTTTCGTAAAAATCCATGTATCTAGTTTTATCAAAAAAGTCAAAATATAAATTTAATTGATAAGCAGGACTCCAGACATGCTGTGTATTACACATCAGATATTCAATACCGTGTAATTTAAAAAAGTATTGCATCTGTAAAACCAAGTTGGCAGAAACTATCTCTAAATAACTTGTATTATGCGCTATGAAATCCTGAGCATTCTTTATCATACGCATTTCTCTTTCAAATGTACCTGGCCAACCCATGTTTACCCTTAGATAGTCGTTAGCAGTCTTAGAATACCAGTCTACAGCCCTGTTGCCGTCTTCGTAATTACCGTTCCAGTCTATAGGTAAATCTATGCGTGTACTATCTGTCCAGCCTATCAGAACAAAAGTTTTATCGTATTCAACTGTATTCTTTTTAAAATATTCTAATATACTTCTAGCGATACCTTGATTGCTTGCGCCCGTAATAGCAATATTTTTAGGCATATAGCCTAACTTCCTTGCTAATTGATTTCCGAAACTCATTGACCTGTTGTAGGCGCTGTCTTCAGTTCCATCTATTTCAGACCCTGCGGTATGGCTACATCCTGATATAATACAAGTTTTCATACAGTAGATTTACGCTTAATGTTGGTTATAAAAACACTTTTTGATTTAGGTTGATCAAAGTTCATTGCTTCTTTTTCAGGCAAAATCACCGCAGACACATTGGGCACTTCAATGGCAAAGTTCTTATGGTCGCTCCAATCTCCTTTGCCTGTATAATGATATTTAAAAGTAAAATTAATATGTTTGTTTAGATATTCTTCTTCTTTTAATAATTCACCGAAGTCAGTCTGGCTGCGACCTGTATCTGTGCTCCAACTAGGCTTGGCTAATCGTCTTGCTCTTACAGCAGTATTACTCATCATTCTACTATAATCCTGTGCATAAAAAGGACCTTTTCGTCCCCATGGTCTAGGTAATCTATTGTCATAAGGGTTAGGTACCTGTTTAAAATCATAACTAAAGTCTGCATCCCATTGGCCATCGTGATTAATAGTAAATTTATACACAGCAGTCAGCATACCCGGACCGTATTGATTACCAAACTCTTTTAAATCAATTTCAGGATTAAAATATACTTCTGCTGCATATGCTCCTCTGGCCTTCCACAGCATTCTAAAGAAAGGCCACATCTCATTAACGAGTGTATCAGCAAACGGACTAATTTTAGGGTTGATTATTCTATAATCAAACTTTTCATAATCTACATCTCTTAATAGACTGGGGTCATCTAGTTTTATTTTATAGTGTTCTTTTACTAGATTATCTCGTACCGGATAGCCAAATGGAATATCAGTACAACCTTTCATTAGGTCTAAGAACATATGAAAAGTCTTCACACGATGCATAACATGCGTTCCGCCTTTGGTAAAGTCTTGTGTGATCCAGTGGTTCTGATACTTGTGCCAACTAACATTAAACTTATGTGGATTCTGTCCTACAATAGTTTCAGGACCTAGCCCATAACCTACACCTGCTCCTACATTGTTAATATTTTCATTACGCATACGCCATAAAAATGTCATACTGTCTGCAAAGTCTTGAAAATCTTCTGTGGGGAAGCCCACAATCCAATTAGTGGCAGCAAATACTCCTACCTTCTTACCATCAATAAAGTTTTGCTCCATCTCAGCAATAGTAACACCCTTGGCCATATCGTCTAGCACCTTCTGACTACCGGACTCTATACCATAGTTTAACATTATACACCCGCCAGCCTTGAGGTCTTTAAAATATTCAAGGTCCATACGGCCGTCACATCTACTATACCCTGTCCAATGTATTTTTAAATCTTTTGCTGCCACAGCAAGACAAAACGCACGAAGTTCTTTTAGATTGCCGTTAACAAGACTGTCGATAAACCATATGATATCAACACCTTTATTATAGTATAACCATTCTACTTCTGTGATTAGGTCTACTGCCTGTCGTTGCCTATATTTCCAGAAATGTGTTTCTTCACAGAAGGTACACTTAGCCGTACAGCCTCTACTAATTTCACTGTTAACACCGTTAGGTATTTCATACTGGCTAAAGTCTATGCTTTCGTAATCGGGCATAGGCAGTCCGTTGATGTTTATGCGCTGATCCTCTGGTTGACTTATATACTGAGGCTTATCATGATGTACACCATTTTCAACTTCTTCTAAAATATTCAACAGGGCCTGTTCACCCTCACCATTAACGACATAGTCATAGAAATTAAAAATATTAAACCAACTCTTTTGTACATTACTGCCGCCTACAGCAATCTTTATATGTGGAGCCAGTTCTTTTAATCTAGCACACATCCATTTTGTAGGTTCTTCGCTAATATAATAAATGCTAAATCCTACTATTTGAGGGTTCATCGCTAGAATTTCTTGTACAGCATTTTCCAGTATCGGCTCTAGCAGAGGATGGATGTCCTTCATATATGTATCGCCTAACCAGTGCCAACTCGCACTCGGATCCCATAGCCTAAAAGGTAATAACTTGTTAGGTCTCCAGTTATTCCTATATTCATTATAGGCACGAACATTAAGATCCATTATGTGTGTTTCATAACCCGCAGTTTTTGCCACACCGCTAAGTCTTGCTAAATTGAAAGGCGGAAACTGTGGAGCCCATTCAGGACATAAGACTAACACGAGTTTTGTATTTCTTGTTTTATAATCAACATATACAGGTGTAAGATTCTTTTGTACAGTGGCCTTGGCAAATGGCTTGATGGCCTCCATCATACTACGATGTCTTAAATCAGCAATATCTTCTGTAGGCCTATCAGGTGCTACAGGATTTTCCTTTGCTAAACTTCGTAAATTAAAATCCATATTGCTCCTTCTTTAGTTCAAAGTTAGTCATTTCAAAAGTTAGTTGAAAATTATGTTCTACAATATCTTTTACTGCTTGTTGCCATTCTAGCCATTCTTCGTGGGTTTTTTCACATAGCCTTGATATCTCTTTAAACACTGCATCTATTCTAGCACTATCATCTTCTATGATATCATATGATTCATCTATATAAGGATGAAATGTTTTATATCCTATCTGTCTTAGATATTGTAAAAAACGTGGACTGGCATTCACAATGAAAGGATGTTTCATTATAAATGCCTTCACAGTTTTGTCTGTTAAAAATGGCATATTAATATAAGATTGCATCATAACATTAAAGGTTTTATTATCCTCAAAACAGGTAGTTTCATTGACTATACTAAAATAACTCTCAGTGAAATGTATAAAATCATCTTCTATAATATCGATAGGATTTTCTCTTGACGGTCCTGTATTTAAAGTATATGGCAAATGTTTAATATGTTTGGCTATTTCATTTTTTATCCAGGTTGGGTAGTAAGGTCTAGTAAAAACTTCTTGAACAAAATCATTTCTACCATGAAAAGAGAAGAAACCTTTATTCAATAAATTGTTTTTTGAAAGATATGCAAAAGTAAAAATCCTGTGAGGTCTAGGTATTTTATTATAACATAAAAACAGTTTTTCTTTAATTCTTACTTCATAAGGTGGTAGTATATCTTTAATATTTTCTACCCTACGGATACCTCTAATTATCTGGTTAACGCTAAACAATAGGTTTACTTCCGGAGGACCATTAAAGTATTTGTAAAATAATTCTGCCACAGGAAAACAACCTGTTGCATAATATAAATTATGAGTAGGTATTGATGGAAAATACTTAGAAACTTTAACTACAGTTTCGTAAAACTCTGTCATAAAAGTTTCTGAGGAGTTATCAAAAATGAAATACTGATTTCCTTCTTCTATTGCTTCTTGTACCTCTTCAACTATGTCAGATAGTGTTCTATTTAAGAAACAATGATGGTTGTTAGTGCCAGCGTAGATTACTTTAATCTTATCACGTAAAGGCAGTAATCTAGGAAATATTTCAAAAAAGTCATAATAAAGGGCAAAATGATATTCCTTAGGATATCTCATTCCTTTTTTTTAGAGTTACCATAATGCACTATTAAACCAGAATGCTGGTCGCGTGTTATCTTACGCCATGGGTCAACAACTACTGCGGGAATATTAAATTTAAGTTCTTCTACCCATTTCTCCCAGTATCCTATAAGAACTACTTGGTATCGCGGATCTAGGCAATCTACTAAATCGCCTGTATTAGGATCATGGTAGGCTACTTTACCGCCTAATTCTTCAATATAGTAACCTACCAAAAGACTATAACTTCCGTTAGTATAAGGAACAGCAGGCTTATATGCTTTACCTACTACGAGGACATTGCTACCATACGATAAACATTTTTCTGCAAGTTTTTTTGCCTGCACTTCTCGGGCCTTCATGATGGCATCAAACAGGTCATATTCTAAATTATAGTTTCTTGCCATCCATCGTAAAGCGATGTTGTCCCTGGGATGGCAGGCTCCTGCATCACCCATTCCTGCTACCATATAGGCAGGTCCTGTAATCCTATGTGTGCTTCTGGATAAGGCCCTAGTGACCACATCAACGTCAATATTACCGTTAGCCTCTGCTACATCCTGAATCATATTGACCAATGCTATCTTTGTAGATATAAAAGTATTGTAAAAGATTTTGATAGATTCGGCTTCGTCCCAGGTTCCTACTTCATACCTTGGATCATTTTCCATAAAGACCTTGTAGAATTCTATCAACTCAGCAGCATCACCTGTAATGGTACCATCTTCCGTACCTATAATGACCATTTCCGGATTAACCATATCCCATGCGACTGTTCCCATAGCGATAAGGTACGGATTATAGATAAATCTAGCGTTGCTAATTTTATTTCGTAGTTGACTTCTAACCGTGCCTGGTAACACTGTAGAAATTAAAACAACTAATTGATTATTGTTAACATAACGATTAACTTCATTGAGTATGTCGGATACTATTGTATAATCAAAGTCTTTGACAGGAAGATGACTGGTAGGTGTTTCTCCTCCATATAAACTGTCATGCGGAGTAGGAGCAGCAATAAAAACTATATCTCTATCTTGAACTGCCTGCTGAATCGTGGCACATACTCTAACTTTATCCGATACAACTTCATTTATATCAAAGCCTGTAATATCATAATGATTTGCCATTACTTCTGCACAGGGTAAGCCTAGTTTACCTAATCCGATCATTGCGATTTTCTTCATATTATCCTCATTAACAGTGTATTTAATTAATTACCACCAGTTTGTATAATTCTTTGTACCTTCTGTATAGTCAGGAAAAATCTGTATAATTTCATTTCTAGTCCTAGTTTGTTTTAATTTGAACTCAGCCTCTAGAATAGATGTCAACGACCTATTCGTCAAAGGAAATCCTATTTTTTCTAGGTAATTCCTATATCTCATAGGACCTGGATGATAATCTTGAAATAACTCTTTATCATTATGCCAGTGATAACAATGCCCATGAGGTAAAAACTGCATGTTCATTTCTAATTCTAATAGTGAAGGTGGTGTGCTCTGTTTTGTATCATAGTATGCTTCTATAATAGGTAGTATAGAAGGGTCATTTTCATTCTGATAGTTGTAAGGAATTGACATCAACGGTATTACATCACACAATAAATTATTATAATATCCTAAGGCCGTTGTCATCAAATTCATATCTCTCAGGAAGTATCCTTTAGGATCTGCATACTTATTGACAAATTCATTATCATAAAACCCCTGTGTAAAAATATTTCCGGGATTTTGCCATTGATTACTGATATACCTATCCTCTCTACAAAAGGTAGAATACATAATGATTACTAAATCATTCTTATTAAAATTTAATTTTAAATTAGATTCAACAAGCCTAGAAATTATAAATGAATTCCCTGCCCCTGACTTGCCAAAATTATAATATTCAGTATGCGGCATTTCTGCGGCAAGCACATCAGCCCACGTAGGCCATATGTAACCTGTAAAACTACAGCCAAAGGCAAAAAAACGTTTATACTTCGATAAGTCTAAACTTTCAATCTGTTTTAACATAATATTTCTTTAGATAGTTTGTATCATTAAGGAATCGTTTATGATTATATTCCACAATAGGAGTAACATTTGTAATAAAATCCTGTTGTTCTACATATGTCATATTACTTAATCTAACAACTTCCTTTACAATTAATTCCAGTCTAGCAAGAGGATCAAACTCACCGTCATAACTTTCATTAATAAAAGGATGAAAGGTTTTATATCCTTGTAATCTCAATAATTTCAACATCCTAGGAACACTCACTATTATAAATGCGTGTTTTAATAGAATAGGTTTCCAGGTCTTTTCACTAAGAAATCTACCTACCTCACCGTCTGTGAAGAAATTAGTTTCGGAAACAATGCTAACTAAACTATCTTCATAAAATTTTAGTGTGTTAATATCTAGTGAGGCACGATTTGTTACAAGATCATCGGTATCTAAGTATAACCATTCTACGTCATTTATTTTATCTCTGTTTTCAACAAGTGAATTATAAAGGAAAAGGTTAGGTTTGACAAAATTAACTAGTCCTTCGAAAACATGCCCGAGTGTAGAACTCATATCACTTTTTCCTAGACTAACAAATCCCTTATCAAGCACACCAGATGCCACTAATAACGACACAAGGAGTGATCTATGCGTTCTCCATCGTCTGTTAAAATTTAAATAAATCTTTTCGTACTTTTTTTGCTGGTAAGTGTTTATATTAACAGGTCCTAAACTTTCCTGATATGCAAAATCATCCTGGAGACCTTTTTTAAATAATGTAAACCATTCTACATTGAACGGTCTAAAATTATTTTCATCTGCATAGGTTTTTATAACTTCATGCAAATCCGCACTTTCACTTACAATAATAACTTTTTCCGGAGGAATTTCTCCTATTAATCCTATGTGATGATATAAGTGTGGTACCACAGCATGAAATGCTTCATGCGTATTATTCAATATTAGCATGAAGTTAGGATCGTTGCAAACTCTATAATAAATTTCGGACGTTAATAATTTTTTTATAGGAAATTTAAGAAATCCTCTAGAAGAAAAATATTCCATATAGTAATATTCAATAGGATCATCTTTTTTTAGATTAACATAAAAAGTCCTGGATCTTAAATCCACACTATCCGTATTGACAAAAAAATATCTATTGCTATTGATTATAGGCATTATATTCCGGAGAACGTTTGGGGATAATTATGTCTGTGCCGCAGTGACAGTGCTCCTTCCCGCAGATAATTTCTTTAGGACCTATGCCTTCCACATCTTTTAAAATATTACCTACATAGCCGCCCTGTCCACAACTTGCCAGACTAACAGATCCTACTGGATTAATAAAAATAGCGTCACCTACATTACAGGTCCATCCCTTGAAGAAGTTTTGCCTATTAATAATAACATCATTGCTATTTGTATGAATAGTAGATTCGTCATCGTACATGTTGTAACTGACGCAGTGATTATGCTTTTGTGGTTTAAGTAGAGTTTGTTTTTGATCATAGTTATGAGTCTTTAGAAATTCTACTTTGGCAGAATCTTTATATTCCCAAGGCTTAGCCTCAGCGGTCATTTCATCAAATAACGGAGTCCACTCTAAAAAATAATTAGGCATTACAGTTTTTAGGTACTCTCCATATTCTACAACTTCCCAAAATCTTTCTTCATGCATGAGCATTTTGGTAGCAAGGTAATTTATCTTATCGCATAAGAAAATACTGTTTTCCTCATAACGCTTCTTATCACTGAATTCAACATGAAAACTAGCCACAATATCATCAAACAAATGATAATATTTCTGCCACCAGTTCAAAGGTCTACTTAAATTAGTATTAACTGCCAGTGTGCAAGCAGGTAATGCTTTTCTGAGCCATTCACAAATAGGAATAAAGTTTTTCCATGCAGTAGGTTCGCCACCACTGAAGAAAAACTTAAAATGTTCATAGCCTGCGGCCTTATACTTTGTTATAATCTCTTCTAAGTTATATAGATATAGACCTAAATTACCATTATTAAGATCAGTACCAGCCCAGTTACCTGGATTACAATAACTGCATTTAAAATTACAATAATTGTTTACCTGCCAGGTAACCGCCATATACTTGCTCTTAGAAGTAATGGCAATTAACTTTTTATCTACTATAGGGATTATTTTTTTACCCATTCATAAACCTCTTTTAGTTCTGGTACGATGTCTAATATCTTTTCCTTACGCATTTTATCTACTTCATTATTATAATTTATAAATTCCATTAGGCCGCCCTTATTTTCATCTCCGCGGTCTAAACTATATATAACCATTTTAAATGAATTAACAAGATCTTGATTATGACTATATTTTTTTGCACTTTCGGCCCATCTATCCATTAGACGCATCCTTATATCATGAGGTAAAATCATTATATTTGCATACCATGGATAGGTTAGTAAATTAAACCTTGCATTGCATTGCCATTTAGGATTAGTAAAATCTAATAGATTTTGATCCACTAGATAATCAAAGAAATCAGGAAAGGTAAACACATTCCATATACTTATAGTAGGAGTGATTTGAAAATCAGCGTGAGGAACTTCTTCTTTGAGTTTTCTAATATTTGATTCTATCCTAGGCCAATCAGATCCTTTGCGAATAACCTCAGCCTGATCACCACCTGCATCTAAACTAGCCCATATCTTAAGATTAGGGAACTTTTTCCATAACTTAATCAAGTCACGATTCTTATACTTAAGCACACTAAAATTTGTAGTGTATGTCAGTTCAACTTGCTCAGTTAGATCATTTGCTATCCAGTAGTCTAGACACTCATAGTGTTCCGGTGTAATAATTATTTCCCCGCCTGCAAAATATACTTCTGTTACATCCTTTAGATAAGGTTTTAATTTTGACATGAACACTTGATCTTCATTACTATTAACCACTATCGTTTTCATGCCGAAAAATTGTTCTAGTTGTTCATAACCCCATTTTTTCTTTACATATTCTTCTGCCCATTGACTGCTGCAACCTGGACCGCAACTGCGACATTTCATATTACAAAGATTACTAAACCTAATATCCATATACTTCATTTGAAATTCATTTATACTACCGTCATCATTAGTATCTGAAATCAAATCAATATATTCCATACCTCTGCGTTTATTATGGCTTTGACGCATGGTCCAGGTGCCTAATAATTCTAAGTCATAACAGCGTTTACATTCAGGACTAGGTTCGTCATTTAACATATTTCTGCGAAGTTGTTTATAGTTTTCACTATTCATCATTTCTATAATAGATTCTTCGCCTTTTATTTGGCCCACAGGTAATTCACTATCTGCTACACAGCAGGGCATTACTTTACCGTTAGGCCATGAATGAAAATGCACCCAAGGTAGCACACAAAAATGTTTACTATCTTTAATAAGTTTCTTTATTTGACCCACATCTTTCATTCTGTCATATCCTCTATTGATTCCAGTTCCGGAAATGTTTTTTTAAAATCTTCTGACCTTATTTTATCATGGTATAAGGTATGCTTGAAAAATTCTTCTCGTGTTGCTGCCCATGTATCACCGTTATCTGCGAAGGCTATAGCATCACTTACTAATCTATTCACGCCTTGATAACTATCTGCGTTCCTGTCTATAAAATCCTTGCAGCGTTGTCTAGCAATAGGTTTCAAAAGTTTAGGTAAACTCTTTGCAGAATAATGGCTAGGATGAACAGCAAGGTATAAACTATGATACCAATCGTTTGATTGTACTAGATCTTTTGATTTCATATAATCGTAAAAATCTGCCAGTGTTAGATAATTGAATATACTGAACACTGTGTTGATTTGAAAACTTATATAATCTAAACTTCTAAATTTCTTCAGATTAGTTTCTACCTGAGCCCAATCTGTTCCATGCCTAATCCACTCTGCTCTATCTCCGTAGTGATCAACACTACAACTTAGTTCTACTCTTTTAAAATGTTTCCACAGTCCTAAAATATCATATTGTTTAAACTTAATATTACTAGCATTTGTGTTATATCTTAGAGTAATATCAGTTCTACCCTGCCTAATCATTTCTTCAAGTATGATATAATGTTCATCTGTTATTAGGGGTTCTCCACCTGCGAAGTAGGCAAGGTCTATATGTTCAATATGCGTCAATACTTCCTTGAGCAAATTACCTTTGGCATCGGCATGAAACAAAATAGGATAGTCTTTATTAATCAATCGATTTTCAGCGGCCCATTGACTGCTAAATTCTGCACCACAGGTTCTGCATTTGAAATTACAGATATTGCTAAACCTAATGTCAAAATAGTGCATTTTAAAATCTTCAAGGGTACCGTCTTTTCTAGTAAAAGGTACGAGTTCGTCGAATCTCTTGGCCCAATGATCTAAACTATAAGTTCTAAAACTATATGGACCTGCTTCTTCGTGTTTGTAGCAAAACTCGCATATCTCACTAGGTTTATCCCTAAGCATGTTCAATCTAAGTTGTTTCATCTCATCTAGATTAAATGCTTCTTTCAGCGATATCTTTTTAGTGTTGCCGTAGGGTGTGCTATAGTTATTACTACAGCAAGGGTATATATCACCCTTAGGCGTTACATTCAGGTGCATCCAAGGGAACATACAGAATACCTTACTTTCTTTTGTAAGATATTCTTTGTTTTTAATAGGGATATACTTTTTCATATCCACATAAGATCAGCAATTTCAGGAAAAGTACTGGTAAACTTTTCTCCTCGTAGTTCATCTACTAGTTTAACTTCTTTCCTAAAATTATGTTTTTCTTCTTCCCAACAGTCTCTACTGCGTAAAAATGCCGAAATAGTTTTTATCTGCTCAATGTTAGGTTTGTCAAATTTCATTGCTTCCATTAGAGCGATTAACCTGTTCAAACTCTGTTCGGCTTTGTCCTTAAATGCAGAGGGTAGTATCTGAGCACTAAGATGGCTAGGACCTACCATTTTATATATAGAATAACTTCTGTCCTTAGGAGTATATAAGCCATTTTTAATTAGATAGTTATAAAACTGTTCTATAGTTAATACATTAAACACACTTAACACACTATTAATTGTAATTTTAATAAATGAATGTTCCCTTAATGACCTAAAATTATTCTCTACCTGAGCCCATTCTGTGCCATGCCTAATATATTCTGCCCTAATACCATAATGATCTATACTAGCAGCAATATCAATAGGCTTGGTAAAGTATTTCCATAAACTGATAAGGTCTTTATCTTTAAACTTAAGCACACTGAGGTTAGTGTTATATCTCAATTCAACATCTGTTCTACCTAGTCTAATTAATTCTTCTAATATCTTGTAGTGTTCTTCTGTTATTAAAGGCTCTCCGCCTGCAAAATAAGCAGTTTCTATTGTGGGCATATGTTCCAGAACTTCACCTAAGAACTCAGGTCTATCATTCTTATGTATAGGATGAACATAGATTTGATTCTTTTTATATTCTTGTTCCCATTGACTGCTAAAGTCCGGACCGCATGTTCTACATTTGAAATTGCAGATATTACTAAATCTAATATCAAAATAACGCATCTTAAAATTTTTAACACTGCCGTCTTCATTGGTATTATCTACAACATCAGTTTTAAAATGTTTGAAATACTGATAGGTAGATCCCTGTCTCATCGTTTGAATACCAGTTTCTTCATGCTGATAACAGGTTTCGCAGTTAGGATTTTTCCTACCTGCCAGCATGTCCAATCTGAGTTGATTCATACTGTCACTATTGACAATATCTATAAGTTTTGTTTTGCGTGTAGAACCAACAGGCAAATCTACCTTACTAACACAGCAAGGATAGGCTGTGCCCGACGGAAAAGTATAAAGATGCATCCAAGGCAATATACAAAATGATTTGTTATTAGAAATCAATTCTTGCGGATTCGCGTAGTCTATATCAGTTGTCATCTGCAAATCTCTTACAGTCTACAAAAAACTCTTTCATTTCAGGAAAGGTCTTTTTAAAGTTGGTGCCACGTCTACGGTCCAGTTCACTAAACCAGTTATAAAAATCATGATACCCTTCAATAAGTTTCTCTTCAGGATATACAGTGGTTTTCATATAATCCACTACCCTTCTAAATTTTTCAAACTCTAGGCTATTAAACTTATTAACATCTTGATCGTCAACATTTGATTCCATAAACTTTAAGGCCTTTTCCATGTAGGGCATAAAATATTCTTTAGGTAGAATGTTCATGTCGTATTGTAGGGGCTCTTTAAGATATGGAGTATCAAACCTAATCATCTGAGGTTGATTAGTTCTATTAAATGCATTATATAATGATCTCCATTCAAGTATCTTTTCTAACAAACTCTTAAATGTTGTCACACTGAGAATGTTAAAAGTAATCATAAAACTAATAGGTTGTCCTGTACGCTTGAGATAACTAATTAGGTTGCGTTCCCATAATTCTAAATCAAGTCCTGTACGGATATATTCTGCTCTAGGCCCCCAAGTATCAATGCTAGTATATAACTTAAACACTTTGATCTTATTGTTTTCAGTTAGATCATTTACGTGGTCAATCATTTTATCAACGAGAGCAGACTTCACTCCCATATTACTGTTAATGTTTAATTCCAATTGAGGCATAGGATCTGCTGCGATCTCTTTAAACAACTTCCAGGTACTGGTATGCATCAAAGGTTCGCCGCCTGTAATCCTTAGTATGCTTAACTCTTTCTTTAGGTCGGGCCACCACTTCCACCATGCATCAACATAAGGATTATCTTCTTCTCGTTCGTATATCTTTAACCAGTCTATGTCACAACGATGATTATATACTGTTTCAACAGGACCGAATTGTTTTATTTCATTATAAAACCTACTGCTAGCCTTCGGATGGCAATACCCGCACTTAAAATTACACTCATTACCGAAACTGATTTCTACATACTCAGGATTAAAATTAGTCTTGTGTGATTGACTGCTGGCACGTTCGTACCTATCTGGAGTATATATACTGGTGCTCTTTAGATGTCTATCACTGATATAATCTGAACCTAGGTTCTCAATATTCCAACAATATTGACATCCGGCTGTTTGAATGCCTTTTAACATTTCTCTACGTTCTTCTTTTTTGATAGAAGTATTATGTAGGGCACTAGGGTTTCTTGCAATTTCTTTCGCATCAATAGGATGTGGAGGCGGATGATAACAACTGTGTGTTTCACCGGTTTGTAGATATAAGGTAGTATGATACCATTTAGCCAGACAAAATGTAGGACTGACTTCATTGATGATAGGTATCAACTTGTTTACCCAATTTTTATTAGATTCTAGTGCCATATTATTCTTTATTAAATCTCTTCTTAAATCTTGTGTTAAGATAATCTCTGCTGTTAATTTTTTCCAGTATTTGCCAGGTTAGATTATCACCGTACTTGTCTTTATAGAAGTAAAAATAACCTTCGCCGTCCCAGGCACCTGTTATACTCATTTCCCCGTGTGCCTTACTTAGGCCTCTGGTCTTCCATTGTTCTAATCGTGCTAAATGTACAGGATTGTCTGGATCTCGAAATCTATTCCAGCACAATTTCACTGCTTCTCTAAAGCCACTACGATATGCACTGATATCATCATAGGCATATCTAGTGAAGCAACTGATATCATCTAATATCTTAACCTTAGAAAAACTGGTAGTCATATCTAACCCTACCCATTGCCTCAATTTTAATAACTTGTTTCTAGGAAATATCTTAACACCACCGTAGCCATAGGAGTCCCCTGTTATTTCATTTAGACTCTTATATACATATACACAGTCTCTATCAAACAAATCTGGTTGGAAGGTAAATTGAAAATCAACTGTAAGATAAGCATCTCCATCTACCACATAAAACATATCAGTAGTGGCTAATTCTGCCGCCGCTCTATGTGCTTCTAATATACCTTTTACTCCATGTACTCTCTTTGCCCAAGGTGCTTTTTCTAATACTCTATTCCAGTTCTTGTCTGCGTCCGCTTCATCATAACTGATGAATATAACATCAAGGTGATTAGGATATTCTACATCTAGGTAACCCATGTCTTTAATTACTTCTACACCTTTTTGTAACCAAGCACGCACTGCCCAGATTTTAGTTTCTGTTTGTCCCAGAAAATCCATATACCATTCATGTAGATAGTTTCTATCGTAATAAGGAATCTGATAGGCAAAATCCACCTTGAGATTTTTGATTGCCTTGTTTATCTGTATGTGAGTTTTAGGCTTGATATAACCTAACTTCTTGGATCCAATGGGCTTATCTGTAAACTTTAAGATAAAAGCATAATGCTCAACACTCTTGATATACTCAGGATCTAGGTAGTAGACATTATTATAGACTAGGTCATAATAGGGTATACAGAGATTATCAATTTCAAAGTCCATATCGCTAGTTTCGTTATGATATTCTACAGTGACCAAGGGCTTGACATAACCTTGGTTTTTAGTACCCTGTACTTTTTTTACAGCCTTAACCTTAACTGCCCATATATCCTTATCTATAAAGCCCTTGGTATGTATCGGGTCTAGATAATATACATGTTCATAGGCAAAATCATAATAGGGTATATCTAAGGGCAGGTCATAATTTAATGGGGGTAAGGACTTGTTTTTTATTAACTTAAATTTAGGACTGACATAGCCTAGCGTTTTAGAGCCCTTGGTTTTTGCCGTGTAACTAATCTTTACAGCCCATATTTCTTCTGCTAGGTCCCTAGTGTGTTTAGGATCAAGCATATAAACCTGTTCATAGCCCAGGTCATAATACTGCATGTTAAACTTCAAATCATAGGTCATCTCAGGGAGGTCAGGATTATATTCAATATGTTGAATAGGTCGGATATAACCTCTATTTTTTTCAGGTAGACCCTGGCCTGCTGTGATCTTAAATGCCCACATAGGTTTGTCTAAGTCCCTAGTATATGCACGATCCAGATACCATACATGACTATAAATCAAATCCTGCCAGTCTAAATCCAATTCTAACTCATAGTCTAGCCTAGGTAGATCCGGGTTATATATAGTCCTAAACTTAGGCTCAATATGGCCTTTAACGGTCCATTCACCTGGTTTACGATAGGCAGGCTTGATCTGGACGACCCATATATTATCAGGCTTGGTCCATGCAGGATCTAAGGTCCACACTGTGGTGTTGGCTAACTCCCAAAAAGCAGGCATTAAATTATCTAAGTCAAGTTTTAGGTCAGGTAGGTCAGGGTTGATTTCTATATCTACTTTGGGTGTGAGATAACCCATTTCTCTACGTTCTAATATTTCTCCGCCCATGGGCCTACAAGTCATGGCCCATACCTTATCATCCAGGGGGTTGAACCTACTGTCAATATACCATACTAATTCGCACTTGGCTTCGTAGGGGTCTGGCTGGTAGGTATTAAAAGGGTCATCCTCAAATACCATAGTTCTATCTAGGTCCGGATTCTTACGCCATATACTGCGTGGCATCTCTATTTCCCTAGTTTCATAGCCTTGCTCGTAGGTCCACCCCCTGGGAAAATACTTGGCCACCCACTCACCCTTATAGGTATAGGTAATACACTGTTCCCCTAATTCTACTTCTTCTATATAATAAAAAGGCTTGGTATCTTCCAGCCATGGATTTACAACCACAAAGGCCTCATCTTGGGGTCCAATGCTATACAGAGCACTGTCGTAATGCTCTACACTACCTGTCCATTCTATGTCTTTAACTAGGTCGGGGTCAAGTTGATGATACATGCTCATTATGTGTTAATTATACTTTTGTCTAAAACTAAAGTCAATATCTGATACTATAATTATCAGAGTATTTAAATAAATTATATGACTAATTCTTTTAAACATTCAGGAGCCTTCGGCGACCTAATCTATAGCCTAGCCCTAGTTAAGCACCTGGGTGGGGGTGACTTTTACCTACATCTAGATCAAATAGACTGGATAGGCCAGCACTATTACGGCACTAGGCCCAACCCTATTCATCAGGGTAGGCTGACCCTAGCAGACTATGAGTTCATGAAAGACTTTATCTTAGAGCAGGCCTATATCACAGGCTTTGACGTCATGCAACCCTCAGTAGAGATTACTCATAACCTGGATAGGTTTAGGCAGATCTTTGTAAACCACCCAGGTAATTATGTAGACATATATGCTCATGTGTTCGGCATACGTGATACAGAGGTCCAGGCCTCTCTACGTAATACCAGTTGGCTCACAGTTCGGACACCAAGGCGTATAGCCCCTATTGTGATCAATCGCACACATCGATGGCTACCCCCACAATTACCGCAAGCATGGCAGACCAAGAATTGGTCCAAGGACAGCGTGTTCATAGGGCTAGAACAAGAATATCAGGACTTTGTCAAAATCACGGGCTATAGTATAGATCATTACCCTACCCATACTATGCGGGATATGGCAGAGGTAATAGCGGGCTCAGATCTCTTTGTGGGTAACCAAAGTTCAAGCCTTGCTCTAGCCATAGGCCTAGGTAAGAAATTTTGGTGTGAACGTCGCACTGACTTACCCATAGAGCGTAACGAATGCTACTTCCCCAATCACCCAAATGGTAACTATTTTGCTTGACAACGCAATATTTTGATCATATAATATAACTACACTGACAAACACATATAGGAGATTTCAACATGTACAAATATGCTATCTGGGTTAGAATTAATGACTTTCAAACTGCCAATACTATAGTATGGGCCAATAATGACTACGAAGCCAAAATGCTAGCAGAGGCTCAATACGGTGCGGGCAATGTGCTTAACTATACTAGGGTAAATGACTAAACGATTAGGCATAATACAGAGCAGGGGCCTGGGTGATATTGTTATTGCCCTGCCCATTGCAGACTATTATCGTCAAGAAGGCTATCATGTCCATTGGCCCATAGCCGAACAGTTCATACCGCACGTTGAACATCATGTGCCTTGGGTAAAATGGATATCACTCACTGTGGACCCTGTGCTTACTTTTATGACACGCCCTATCAACGTCTTAGGAACTTCGGGTGCAGTGAAATTATCTGTCTCTACCAGGCTCTTACCGGACACCCTGAACTCCAAGCCAGACCCGAGTTTCAAATACAGGGCTTTGATCAGATCAAGTACTCAGCAGCAGGCGTGCCATTTCTCAACAAATGGCTGTTGAATGACTGTATCACTAGAGACAGGGCAGCAGAACAAGAACTTAAACAGAGATTGAACCCTGAGGGTAGGCCCTATGCCCTACTACACCTGGAAGGTTCGGATCATCGTGCAGAGTTTGATAGATCCTATATACCCCAGGAATATCTACAGATAGAAATCACAGACCAATCCAAGAGCATATTTGACTGGATCGCCCTAATGACAGAGGCCGAAGTTCTAGTCTGTGTGGACTCAGTAATGGCCAATCTTGCGGATCAACTCCTTATACCCACCAAGGTGGACAGTTATTTTATTCCACGTAGTCATATACAGTTAACGCCTGTGCTAAACGGACCATGGACTACCATAGAGCCCAGTAGGCTAGTAGAACAACGTATTAGAATATTTCGTTAATAGATTATAACAGCACCAGGTCTACCCACATGGCCCCAGGCCATGGTCTTATATAATTCCTGGGGTACCTGCCCTGCTGCCCCCCATCCTGAACCCACTGTGAGAGAGCCAAGACTACTAGTGACTACTGTGGTCTGACCCAGTTCTATTGACACAGTCTCCCCCACGGGTACTGAACAACCCCGACCCCAAAACACACCCGGACCTAGTTCCCATGTGGCCTGTCCAGATGAAAATATGGCTATACGCACCCAGGGTAGATCAGGGGGCACTGTCCATACATGTGATCCTTCTTGATCAAATACCCAAGGACCGCCTGCAAACTTATTCGCGTCTACCATGGACATGAACTGTAACTGTTTGTAGGCTATGACACGATCTTCTACTTCTAGGGGCAGATCCTGGGGCTGCTGACCTGTTTGACTCTCTGCGGCAAATAGTCTATCCTCACTCCATACTGCGTAGTTCTCCGAAGCGGCCCCCGGATCCTCACGCTGTGTGGGATGTTGTAGTCTAACATATCTATCAAAATCCGGCCCAGTCAACCATTGACCATTAGCCCTGGGTATGGCCATGTGTATATAGACTCCATCTAGGTAATCCACGGTCATACGACCCCTACTCACATCCACATCTAACAGTCTATAATTAGACATAAAACTGTACGCCTCCTCCGGCTCCATTACCACCTATCTTACTCACAGGGGTTGCATTATAAAAGGCCAAGGAACAGGCTCCCTCCCCACCATTACCATAGGTGCTACCATTGGCTCCGTTGCTATTGTTGAAGGCAATGCCACCGTCACCGCCCCTACCAAATACGCTGGAACTTACTCCAGTTAGCACAATACCACGCCCTAGACCTCCAGTTGGCGCTTCCGGACTCTGTCCACCTGCTCCCCCTCCACCACCACCACTAAACCCATCAACAGCACCCCAGTCTGATGCGGTGGCAGGGTTTGAAGTACCACCGGTACCCCCCGCCCCCCATGTGGTAATACCACTATCCCCACCATTGCCATTGGTTAACTTTCCACTGGCAAATCTATAATTACTGTTGGCCGTGCGCCCTTGGACACCGCCCGTACTCCAAATTATTCTCTGATATGTGGCTGGATTGAAAAAATCATAACCCCATAACATGGTACTGCTGGCACCGCTTTCACCTGCAAATGGACCAAATGCGTTTAGACTTTCAAAACCCGATGCTCCCATGCCCCCTGCTCCTACTTCTATACTGAGAATATCTCCGGCTGATACTAGATTGTTATTGGCTGACGAACTGATATGATAACTGACAGCACCACCACCGCCACCTCCTCCACTACTACCACTGTTTCCACCCGGTTCACCATCATAGCCCGAACCTGCTATACTGCCCCCACCTCCACCTCCACCACCAATTGCCAGCACATTCATAACCTGACTGGCGGGCTTGCCAGTACGCACTGTGAAATAATATGATCCGGGCGTGACATAGGTTTCAGTCTGTGGCGTATAGGCACTGAGCCCTAGAAAATCTAACATACTGGTGGGCAAAGGATCAAGTCCAGCAGCAGTTGACGCAGCAGCAAGATTGGCCGCACTGAACTCTGTTTGTATCTGAGTTAGGGTAATAGGAGCAGAACTGGGTAATGGCATAATAGGATATTTATTAGGATTGACCGACTGATTATAAAAGTGTATACTTAAATACCATGCGAACTATACTTATCAGCCTAATTACGATTCAACTACTTGCTGGTTGTGCGGATACACACTGCACCTATGAAGACTACCTACAGTTAGATAGACTACCAGATAATACTATAGTATATAAAACCTGTACTAGAGAACAATGTCCAGGTTCACCAGATAGAATAACTTGTAGACAACGATGATGCCTAATCCTAAAGATAGACTAGATATTAGAAACTATTTCCAAGACGGTTTTGAACACATTTGCGACATAAAACATTATCCTACACTAGACTGGTTTTATGCCAATATTAGCCCGAAAATTCGCTATAGCCATCATACTAGTTGGGTCTATGCTATTACAGTAGATTATAAAATATACAAAATTGGAGAAAGCGGCAATAGACTGTATATTCCAGGAGATGACGATCTTCAACCTAGAAAAAACTCAGATAATAGATTAGGTAGATATCGAGGCGGCGACAGCACAGATAAGAACTGTAGACAAAGTCTTAAACCCTACACCTCAAATCCCGTACATACTGTGAGTTTCTACGCAAAAACCTGTCCTATTGAACAGATCGATACCCAAGTGCAAGGAATGACTATCTGCGTAAGTAGCACTACTCATAAAGGTTTAGAGAAAGTGTATTTGGATTATATCTATAAAGGACTGGGCAAATATCCAGAACTTAATAAGGGCAGAGCCTAATACCCCGCTGTAGTATATACACTAATCATGAGTATGTGAATACCCCGCTGTAATACTCTGCTATATATGTGAAAACCCCGCTGTACTGGTCTAGGTAGATCTGCTACACACACATGCTGAGAGATCAGCATGATAAAACAGTGCGAGAAACCTTTGAGAAACCTGTGAGAAAACTATCTGAAACTTGAGAATTTAGGGTTGAGTATTCTAGCATAGCCTCTCATCCCCATCCTGATCCTACCACGCACCGCACTAAAAATACCCTAGAAAACCTGTTCATTTTGGCCTAAAAACTCCTAAAAACGGCTCAAAATAGGTTGATTTCCGGTCATAAATACCGTATAATATACTGTGTTTAAGACACATAGACATTGCCCCTTTAGCTCATGCTTGGTTAGAGCAGCGGACTCATAATCCGTTGGTGCGCGGTTCGACTCCGTGAGGGGGCACCATATATCACAGTGTAGCCCGTATGGTGAAATAGGTAGACACAGGAGACTTAAAATCTCCCACTGGCGACGGTGTGCTGGTTCGACTCCGGCTATGGGCACCAACTCTACAGTATATACAACACATAGCAGTATATAACTCATAACACTACAGTATATATAAAGTCTAACAGTATAAGTTATATATACTACAACTCCGAACAGTATAGATTACATATACTATAATTTCGAACAGTCTAAATACTATAAACTATAATTCATAACAGTATAGGTTATATGATTCATAACGAGGGAGTGTCGGTGTTGTGAAAGAGCCACAATTTGACAGCGGGAGCTCATTTTGCTATACTAATGACATGTTAAGCAAAACGGAGAACGCAGTGCAAAAAACAACTCGCAAGAAGCGCTCAGATCGCACGCACATCATCTACATGCTTGTAGTTAACGGGCTTCGTTATGTAGGAGTCACTGCCAAGACTGAGACCACTGTATTGAAGTCAGTGCGCAGTCGTGCCGCAAAGCATTTCTACAGAGCAAAGACTGAGACTAAAGACTGGGCATTATGCAGAGCATTACGTGAATTACAGAGCAAAGAGAACATTGAGATTCGTGTAGTAGAACTGCTAAGAGGCAAGGCAGTAGCACATCGGAGGGAAGTAGAACTGCGTAGAGAACTGCGACCTGAGTTGAACACTGACTGCAGGGGAGACTAATGCTCTGTCCTTATTGCACAAAAAGAGTGCCCGTAGTCAGTGTTCGTTGTCCGCACTGTACCGCGTATTATGGGCATGGCGGTCTGCTATGGTGGAACACAAAAGTTCTTGTGTTCTTTGTAATAGCCGTTCATTTGCTCGGGTTATTGATTTATAGTATACTAGCCTTACAGTAAACAAAAGGAGCAGACATGCGTTACCCAGAATGGATGACTGAGCAAGACATTATGGAGTTCGAATACGAGATGAATCGCTTTGTAGATTGGTTTGAGCCCGGGAGCGTCCTGCAGGCTAATGCAGAGTGCCAGGCTATGGCAGAAGAACAACGGCAGGCAGAGTTGGAGGAGTATGTGGCTTTTATACGACAAGCGGGAAAGACCCTTTAGTTGACAGGGTTACCGAAATTTGCTATACTGTGAACATGTTAAACAAAACGGAGCGACAAATGAGCAAAGATAACTTAGACATCGTAGCATTAGCAGTAGAAACAGGTCGTGCAGTAGCACAAAAGGCCGCACAGGACTTCCTCGCTACACACGGGGACAGAGATGCCTGCGGCTTTGCCTGGGTCACTGTCTACGAGAAAGGTAGCACTAAGATGGGGCGTGCTCTGCTTAAGAACGGCTTCCGCAAGGCCTATGGCGGTGGCCTACAGATGTGGAATCCCAGCGGCTTGGGAGTGCAGAGCATCAACGTCAAAGAAGAGGGCGCTGAGGCTATGGCTCGCTTCCTGCGAGAGCACCTGGGAGTGAAGGCCTACGCTAACAGTCGTATGGACTAAGTGGAGGGGCGAAAGCCCTTTCATTTGACTGGGTTATTGATTTGTGCTATACTTGCTAGACACTAACGAAACGGAGCACTAAATGGACAAAGAACTTTTTAAGCGAGATCCCAGAGACTTTGCTCTCATGCTTGTAGACGACGGCATAATTGACCCCATGTTGCTGCTCACAGCGGCTCTGAATTGGATGAGCACAGACGAGGTGCGTGACATGCTGGATGCCAACGAACTCAGCCCGCGCTTCAGCGATGAAGATGAGGACGACGGCGAGCCCGATGAAGCACAAGAGTGGTATGACTACGACCCAGATTGCTAGGAGAGAGCGATGAGAACAGAGAAACCCCAAGAGCAGCCCCAAGAAGGATACGAGTGGGTTTGGAACTTGATGACAGAGCAGTGGATCCAGCAGCCTGTAGACACGCCCTGGAGTTGTCGAGTAGATAGTGAAACTTTTTGGAGTCAAT